GCGGCTTTCGAGTCGCCTTTTTTTTTAGGTTATCAAATCCAATATGGTTTGTAATTTGCCTTTGATCGACTTGTTGTTAAGTGTGTTCCTAAGTCCCATATGTAGATTTTTTGGCCAACATTCGAAAGCAGTCCAGCAGTATCCGGAGTGCTCTCCGTTCAGTAAAGGAATGAATTCATTGTCAATTGCAATCACATATGTGTGAAAATAAAATTTTTGATCGTTTGATGTAAACATTTCTAAAGGAATAACTTTTTTAAATTTAGGTGTATTGCCCACTTCTTCTTGGATCTCACGTTTTAGACCTTCGAACGCACTCTCAGAGTACTTTGATTTTCCTCCAACCAATCCCCACGAGCCGGCCGTCTTTTTGTCTGTCCTTTGCAGGAACAGAAATCTCTTTGTGCCTGTTGAGTAAAACAAAGCACCCGAACATACTATATTATCTTTCATGCTATATTATAACAGCAAACTGCTGGATTATCAAGGGGTAGTTGCGTCTGTACTTGCATCGTATCCTGTGGTGAATCCGCCATCTAATACTATGCTCCAGTTTCCTTGTCTATATATTCCTTCGTAGCTCTTGACCCAAACACCGCCGGAAAACTTGTACTGTATACCGGTATGCAGGTTAGTGACGTATGCCAAGGTGGAATCAGGATCACTTGCGTCCCAAACCACGTCCCATTCATCATTTACAGAATCGTATTGTATTATATCGTTTTTGCTGGCAGGTCTGTGTCGCCATTTTTGACTGAAGAACCAACCCTTGTCTGCTGTATTGTCGGTATCTGATGCAACTTCGTCCGTGTCGTCTGCAGATCTTTCATCAGTTCTCAGTTTACCAATATCTTCTGTGATAAGATATCTAGTTCCATTAACCGGTGTGTCACCTGGATCGAAAGTCAGCGGATTGACTATCTTGCTGACTGCTGTCAAAGTGTTTGCAGGTATGGTATCACTGTCTATGGTGTAGAGAAGAATTGTATCATCTAGAGAAGTTGTCGCTATGGTTCCAACTACTTCATTGCCATTTTCTTGTGTTAGTCTTATCTGTGACGTCCCGTTCGTAACTTTTCCATACTGGTCTAATAATACTTTCCAATTGACTGCAGGGCCAAACGTCTCGAAAGGATCTGCTAATCCGGGATCTGTTGCGCCTGTGTGGAAACCGTCGCCGCCGGATTTAACATTTGTACCTGTTGTTCCTAACAATCGCAATTGATTTCCTGTTACCAGCAAGCCAAAGTTGTTTGGAGTGATGAAACTTCTTGAGACCAGTTCTCCATCTATTAAACCTTTTGCAATACCACCGTCGTCGTCATAGATGCTCATGATTATTTTTTGTACAACACCTAATTTTTTAACTTTGACCGGCGGAGATAACCATATTGGCATACTAAACTGTAATGTTGCTACATCAATTTCAGAATCAGCACCCACCGGAATTGTTCTCGAACTAAATGTTATATTACCTAACTCAACATAACTTAAACTTGTCCAGTCAATGTAATTGTCAGTCTTTTGTATTTCAAAATCTGGATTGAACAAGTATAGTATCTGTTCTAATATCTGCAGTTTTTGATCTGTGTTCGATGAAAAAATATCTGCTGTCACTTCCAATCTGAAAGGTGAGGGCATAACTTTTTCAACTGTGTATCCAGCACCCAACTGATTAGTGTAGTTTCCATCTGAGTCTACATCTCTTTCTCTCAAATGCTGTTTTTCTATATGATAAGGATTCTGCATTCTTTCCCTGTCGTAGTTCAGTTCTCGCACATAACAAGCAATCTTTGGTGCATAGTTGAGTGCATTCTCACTGTTATTCCTGATAATGTTAGCAACCTGTCTAGTTGGATCTCCGTATACAACCGGTACAGCTCTAAGGTTTACCGAACCATCTTTTGCTTTTCCTGTTTCAACAGAAAAATTACTCAATATTCTGATAAATTGAGTTAAAAATTTTCTAACCTGTCCTTCGTAAAAATGTAGCATTAATTGTCAGCCTTTGGTTTAAGTGCTTCCGAAAGTGATTGTCTTTGTTTTGTAGTTAATCCATTTATAGTAGCCTCTGATGTATTGTTGACAAACCCTGTTTTGTAGTTTGCCCTAGAATCATTATTCGTTGTTGTGATTCTTACCGAGTCCTCAATTTTAACCCATCTGTTCCCATCATATCTAAACAGTCTATTGGGCAAGAAATCTGTTCTTAGAAAGTAGTCTCCTTGATCTACGCCTGTAGTTGGAAATGATATTCCAAACCCAGCAGGATTTCCGTTAGGAGCAACGCCATCGCCATCAAGATAGAAACCATAATGTGAACTTGCAGGCGTATCTATTGTTGCATTTACAGTCGCATCACTACTTGCTCTTTGTTCTTCTGTGTTGACATTGTCAGTCCTAATATTTCCTCTTTCGTCTATCGGCGCCACATAGTATTGTTTGTAGTTGAAACCAGACTTTGGTGCGTCTGCTTCTGCCTGTGCAACAACCTGATCGTTGATAGTTTTTTCTCTATTGAATGTGCTCATGTAACTGGCGACACTGCCTGTTGTGGTCGCGTCTCCTAGAATATCTCTAAACTCCTGCGAATCGACTAACGTTTTGAGTTTGAGCCTTAACAGGTGTGGCCACCATGTGGCTGAGAACCCTTCGGCGGCTCTATTGACATCCTCAATCACATAATATCTTTTTAGTGCAATTGGTATGCTTTCATCTAGTGAGAAATCGTCTTTCATGTGTGGAAATTCCAACACATCACCCGCCATTGGCTTTCTTCCTATTCTTTCTACTATGTCGTTCAGATGCACTGTCAAGAACAGTGTGTCATTCTGTAAAAACATTCCAAACTGTGATAAATTAAAGTCAGCGTCTTGCACATTGTAGATACCTCGCACAGTGTAGACATCAGGTGAATATTTCCTGTCTCTGTTTTCCAAAAATAACAAATCCTGAATTGTTGTTTCGTTTACCTCACTGTCTGCATAACTAGGCAGAGTCGGCGAAGCGGCTCCGTCCTTGTTGGTATCTCCCTGATCGTATGGACCAAGGTATTTGTGCAGGTGCAGATCTGTGCCTCCAACCGTGAACATCTCCTTTATGTTACGATCGAAGAATTTGTAGTCATCACCTTTTTCAGGCTTAAAAATGGATAATCTTGGCATATCACACATATTTATTGCCTAGCCAAAGGCTATAAATATGAGTATGTCAGAACTACAAACAGGTCAGCAAGAGATATTCGATTACGTAAAAAATAATCTAGGTGATGGGATGATTGACGTTGAATTAGACCCAAAACACTATCAAACGGCACTAGAAAGAGCAATTAACAAGTTTCGACAGAGATCATCCAATGCTGTTGAAGAATCATATGCATTTTTAGAATTGAAAAAAGATCAAAACACATATATTTTGCCAGATGAAATAATCAATGTGAGAAGTCTACACAGAAGGACTGTTGGATCAAGAACCGAAGGCGGAGAAGGTGGTACACTATTTGAACCATTTAATTTAGCATACACTAATACCTATCTTCTTAGAGCAGGTGCTACAGGAGGACTTGCAACCTATTATGCTTTTGCATCCTACCAAGAACTTGTAGGTAAATTATTTGGTAGTTTTATACAGTTCCACTTTGATGTAGCAACAAAAAAATTAACAATTACTCAAAGACCGAGAGCTGACAATGAAACAGTTCTGATGCACACAGACAACTTCAGACCAGACATTACATTATTCAAAGACATCTATTCCAAGCCGTGGATCAGAGACTACACACTTGCGGTGTCTAAAGTAATGATTGGTGAAGCAAGAGGAAAGTTCCAACAAATTGCAGGTCCACAGGGAGGAACCTCATTGAACGGTTCAGAACTGAAACAACAGGGTATGCAAGAAATGGAACGACTTGAAGCAGAAATTGGCAACTACTCAGAAGGTGGCACGCCACACAGTTTTGTTATTGGTTAATAACCAATAATCCACATTTAAATACGCAGACATGAAAGATTCCAACTATAAAAATTACTCTGATCTCACACTAGACGAACTGGAAGAAGTGGTTGTTGAGCTAGAAAATTTAAGCATTAAAGCACTTAAAGAAAAGAAAAAAAGCCTTAGGAATCAAATATTGCATTCTGTTACAGAAGCAATAAAAGAGATTGAAAAACGTCTAAAAAAATAGTATAATAGCACTATGCTTATAGGTATAGTAGGTTTGATAGGTTCTGGCAAAGGCACTGTCTCTGACAGGCTTGTAGAAAAACACGGGTATCAAAAAGACAGTTTCGCAAAAAGTTTGAAAGATGCCGTTGCATCTATGTTCAACTGGGACAGAGACATGTTAGAAGGAGACACAGAATCAAGTAGACATTGGCGTGAACAACCAGACAAATTTTGGAGTGAAAAGTTTGGCAAACCAGTAACACCTCGATGGGTATTACAACACTTCGGCACGGAGGTCATGCGTGGACAAATGTATGATGGAATATGGGTGGACAGTTGTATGGGAAGGTATAAAGGACAGAACACTGTAATAGCAGATGTAAGATTTCCGAACGAAGTCACACAGATAAGGGCACAGGGTGGCAAAATTATTCGTGTAAAAAGAGGCCAAGACCCAGAGTGGTTTACAAACTATATTGAAGGGAACATAGAGCCAACAGGTGTGCATTCATCAGAATATGCATGGGCAAAAGAAGAATTTGATTTTGTTATCGAAAACAACGGTGGAAAGCATGAATTATATCAAAAAATAGATGACTTAATCATCAACAACAAGATCACCCATTCTCCATCCAAGTCGTCTGATCCCTTGCAACCTTTGGCAATTGGCGCAAACAGTTTTTAGATTAGTAGTCACAGTATTCCTCATATCTCCGTCTACAAAGAACACATCAAGTTGACTTTGACTTTGTGCCTTAAACCCACACAGTTCGCATTTTCTCTTTTTCTTATATCCAGATCTTTGCAGGGCAGTCACGCCACCTATTTTTTTGCCTGCTTTTTTCCTGATGCAGGTATCACAAAGTGTCCGCCAGTAAACCCTATCATACCGCTTGTATGCGTATGCCCTGGGTTTGGACTTACATGATTTGCACAATGGTCTGTCTTTGTACCGCATAATTGTATTTACGTTCCCTATATAGGCACCTCGAAAATGGTAAATTATGTCAACAAAACCGTACGATCTAATAAATAACTCTAGTATACGTACAACTTGCAAGGAGAATACGAAAAATGGCAACATTAACATCACCAGGAGTAGAGGTTTCAGTAATAAATGAAAGTTTCTACGTACCATCAGATGCTGGTACTACACCACTATTCATAGTAGCATCATCACAGGATAAACAAAACGGAGCAGGAGACGGAACTGCGTCAGGAACACAGACTGCTAACGCCAACACTGCTTTTTTGATTTCATCACAAAGAGAATTAACAGAAACTTTCGGAGACCCGAAATTTTACACAGACGCTTCAGGAAATTCATTAAATGGATATGAATTGAACGAGTACGGACTACAAGCGGCATACAGTTTCTTGGGAGTTGCCAACAGAGCATTCGTGCTAAGAGCGAACGTTAACACAGCAGAATTAGTTGGAAGTGCAAACGCTCCAACGGCAAGACCCGCAGATGGCACATATTGGTTTGACCTTGCATCAAGCTCTTATGGATTATTTGAGTGGTCACAGACTAATCAAAGTTTCACAGCAATAACTCCAATATTGATCACTTCAGTTTCTGACCTGGTAGGAAACGTGTCAACAGGTGTTCCAAAACAAAACGTTGGAAACATCGGAAGTTATGCTATCAACACAACACACGTTACAAATAAAATTTACAAGAAGAATGCAAGTAACGAATGGAACCATGTAGGATCAAGTGCGTGGCACGCCGCTTTACCAATAATCACGGTTGCTTCAGGAACAACAGTGACTGACGGACACACAATGGTAATGAACGATGTTACTATCACGGTATCTGGTACAGGATTATCAAACGTTGCAACAGCGATTGGCTCCAACGTAACAAACGTTACAGCAAGTGTCAACTCTGTGACAGGTAACCTGGAAATTTTCCACAATGGTCAATTTGCAGGTGACTCAACAGGTGGTGCAGGAACAATTAGATTCAACGAAGGCACAGGACTGTTAGCAGGTTTAGGAATCACAACAGGTGTCTACAACGGCCCTAAATTCCTACAAGCAAAACACACTGACAGACCAACTTGGAAAACAGCAGACGAGAACAGACCTAACGGTTCTGTTTGGTTCAAGACAACAAGTGCAAACTCAGGTGCGAACATCATATCTAAACTTTACAGCTCATCAGCAGGCTCATTTAGTCAAGTGGCTTCGCCACTACATGCTAACAATCATCAGGCGATCTTCAACTTAGATGCCGCGGGTGGTGGAGCAAATTTATCAGCAGGTGCTTTGTATGTACAGTTCAATGTTACTGAAGAGAGCATGACAGCGAATGACTTAGGTGGAGTGGACACAACAAACAACGTGGGTGACTTCCAAATCTTCAGATACGAAGGTGGCGAAACTATTATCCGATCCAAGACTACTTTCCCAAGTTTCACAGCAGGAGAAACGTTCGCAGTACAGGAATCAATAAAAAATCAAGAGGCATTAGAAGCGGCTAAAACTGTTACAATGATCTCAGGTGATGGTTCAACTTTGGGTGATGCAGACGACTTTGTCACAGCATTCTCAACAGCAAACTTCACAAACCTAGAAGCATCAGTTATAGATTCAGGTGAATTCAAAGGTGCTATACAGATCAAACACAAACTGGGCGGTGAGTTCAGAATGGTGGACACTTCAGGTACTCCATTAGCAGATGCAGGATTCAGCACAACAACTGCACACGCTTATGGATCATTCACAGCAAACAGCTCAACGTTGATTGACAACCTATATGATGCTCCAACAGGTGAATCATTAGACTCGTCTGCCAACAATGCAATAGTGGCTTCAAACTTCAAGAGATTGAGCTACACTGCTTCTACAAGTGAGCCAACAAGTGAGCCAGCAGATGGAACACTTTGGTACAGCACAGTGATTGACGAAGCAGATATCATGGCACACAATGGAACAACTTTCGTTGGGTACAAAACAGCGTACTCAGACACGGATCCAAATGGTCCACAGTTCAGTGCTACTGCACCAACTACACAGTCAGACGGAACGCCATTAGTAAACAATGACTTATGGATTGATACAAGCGATCTTGAAAACTATCCAAAACTTTACAGATACAACACAGCGGCAACATTGAGCTCAACTAACACATCTAACCAAGTTGCAGTCACTACAACAGGTGCGGCATTTGAACTTGTTGACAAATCAGATCAGACTACAGAAGATGGAATAGTTTTTGCAGATGCTAGAATGCAGACAACTGCAGAAAAAGCCGACTCAACTGACGCAAACACTGCCGGTCCATTCAGCACAATCAAGGATCTGTTAAGTGACGGATTCTTAGATCCTGATGCGCCAGATCCAAGTTTGTTCCCACAAGGTATATTACTTTGGAACACAAGGAGAAGTGGTTACAACGTCAAGGAATACAAAAACGATTACATCACTACTACGAAATATCCAGGAAGCGGATCAAGTGGTTTAGGTAACATCAGAGCAAGTAACGAAGCAGTTGGTGGATACTTCCCAGACAGGTGGGTGACTAAATCTAGCAACAACTCAGACGGTTCTGGATCTTTCGGCAGAAAAGCACAGAGAAAAGTAATTGTTGAGCAATTAAAATCAGAGATCGACACTAACCAAGCAATCAGAGAAGACCAAAGAGGCTTCAACGTTATTGCATGTCCTGGTTATCCTGAGTTGATACAAAACATGATTAACTTGAACACAGATAGAAATAACACAGCGTTTGTTGTTGGAGATACACCTTTCAGATTGCAAGGCAATGCCACAGCAATTACAAACTACGCAAACAACTCAGCCGGAGCACTAGACAACGGCGAAGATGGTCTTGTTAGTGCAAGTGATCACCTAGGCGTATTTTATCCGTCTGGTTTGACTACTGACAACACAGGAAAAACGATTGTTGTTCCACCATCACACATGATGATGAGAGTGTTGGCAAACAACGACAACATCGCTTTCCCATGGTTCGCACCATCAGGAACTAGAAGAGGTGTGGTTGATAATGCTACATCGGTTGGTTTCATTGATGCAAGTTCAGGAGAATTCGAAGCAATATCTGTAACGGAGTCAGTGAGAGATTCAATGCATGAAGTGAAAATAAATCCAATTACTTTCTTTGCAGGGGCAGGAATTGTAAACTTTGGAAACTTAACTAAAACGTCAGGAAGTTCGGCATTAGACAGAATTAACGTTTCAAGATTGGCAGTGTTCTTAAGAACGCAACTAGACTCGATCGCGAAACCATTCATATTCGAACCTAATGATGAGCTAACAAGAAATGAAATAAAACAAGCAGTTGAATCATTCTTGTTAGAGTTAGTTGGACAAAGAGCATTGTTTGACTTCTTAGTAGTTTGTGATGACACTAACAACACACCTACAAGGATCGACAGAAACGAATTGTATGTTGATATAGCAATTGAGCCAGTTAAATCAGTTGAATTTATCTACATACCATTAAGAATCAAAAACACAGGAGAAATTGCAAAGTTAGGGAACTAATTTTGAATAAATAGGAGAAACAGATGGCAATATCAACTTTATCAAAATTTACAGTACCTTTAGCAAACGATCAAAGTTCAGCATCACAAGGCTTGTTGATGCCAAAACTACAATATCGTTTTAGAGCGATACTGGAAAATTTTGGAGTATCAACACCAAGATCAGAACTAACAAAACAAGTTATTGACATAACAAGACCTAACTTGACTTTTGATAACGTAACACTAGATGTGTACAACTCAAAAGTTTATGTTGCAGGTAAACACACTTGGGATCCAATAACAATCAACCTAAGAGATGACGTCAACAACTCAGTAACTAAACTAGTTGGCGAACAGATACAGAAACAATTTGATTTCTTCGAGCAAAGTTCAGCGGCATCAGGTATTGATTACAAATTCACTGCTAGAATTGAAATGCTAGACGGTGGTAACGGAGCAAGTGCACCAAATGTGTTAGAAACATTTGAATTATACGGTGCTTACGTTGAAAACGTAAACTACAACACGTTAGCATACGCTACATCAGACCCGGCTACAATTACAATGTCAGTAAGATACGACAACGCGATTCAAACTCCAACAGGAACAGGAATAGGAACAGCGGTAGCAAGAACTATTGGTACTTTAAGTACTGGTGGTGGACAGTAAGATACAAATTTAATTTAGCAATTATAATACAGGAAAAGCGTCTTTATAGGCGCTTTTTTTGTGACTATAAATAACACTACTATGCCAACAATAAACAATTTTCTGCAAGGTTTCCAAGATGGATTACCTGGAATGAAAGATTACCAACACGCATCAAGGTTGTACCTAGACGACCATTTCAAACTGATGCCGAAACAGAAGTTTCTGTTTCATGTTGTTTTCAACACAGACGAAACTTTATTCACAGATGGTTTTAATGCCAACGAGCGTTATGAATTAAACATGTTGGTGAGAGCCTGTGATCTACCAAAATATGATCTCAGTTTAGAAGAGAAAGTCCAGTACAATAAAAAAATGTATGCGGCCACAAGAATTGCTTACGAACCTGTGAATATCACTTTCCACGACG